AAAGGTATTTATATATCCAGAAAATTGCTTCACAGCGTACCTTCGCACAGGGAAGGGCCTATGCGGCAACGACGGGTTCATTCGGTATAAGTTTACCAGTACCCATGAGAATTAACACAATGATATTAACATACTCCACTATAGGCAACTTTTATGCGGTTAGTAATAATGGATGGGGTACGTATGCATTATCAGCATTATCTCGCGCAGCATCTTTTGAGAATTATGTTCGTTTTGCTTTCACATGTGCTACAGGATTGACACAAGGGCATGGAACTGAAATTGGTAGTGCTGCTGCTGGAGCATATATTATGCTTGACGCAAGATTCTAATAGGAGAATTAAAATGAAATATAAATATTACATAACAATAGATGAAGATAATAATGTCATAGACTCATTTACGACAGGATTCAGACCACCTGAGGCCGGTGACATCATGATTGAAGAGAATAAATCTGAAAGATGTTGGTCATTGTCCTTGCGAGATGAAGTAACCGGACAATATCGGTTAGTCCGTGATGAATCAGATCCCAGAGGTTATAGAGAAAAAACTGAAGCTGAGATAATGACGCCTGAAGTTGTTGCGGAGATTGAGCAGAATCAGAAGCTGAATAATATTAGAGGGTATACACTGTTTCTGTTTAAAGCATTATCACAGCTAATCACAAAACTACTCGCAGACGGTGTAATATCAGCAGAAGATTTTGACGCAGATACACGGGCAGAGTACATTGCAATCAAGGCACTTGTAAAATCACTCGATAAATAAATAAAAAAGCCCCTCCGATTGGAAGGGCTTTTTTAATACTATTTCTCCCAGGGCCTCTTTGCCGTGGTGTCCCCATTGGGTGCAGCCGGCGCAGGGGTCCCAGCGACGGGATTTGTCGGAGCAGTTACAGCCGGTTGACCACTATCATTAAGCGGAAGGTGCTTTTTGATGTAATTTTTCAAGCCATACTGTCCCTCGTCTTTCACAATTACCTCAATTTTCATCGGAGTATTGTGAAGCTGCGAGGAGTCCTGAACCATACCAGTCATTCCGACCGCTATTCCTATTGAATTAAGGCTTCTACGGCCAATTTGAGCAGCTTGCTCACTGGTGTGATTGATGTTAAGGTTTTCAAAGATTTTTCGGCCCTTGAAAGGACCCTCATCAATCAACTCATAGGTCAATTTGAGTATTTGGCCGGTTCCCTTACTGTTATCAACCAGGGTTGATTCAGTGATTGCAGCGACATAAGAATCCGCTGGGACCGGCTCGAACGTCTGCTCCGGCTCATTGGGATTTACTTGGTATCCGAGTTCTGCCATATTATTTGTCTCCTGTTGTTTTTTCGTCTACGGTCTCTGTGAGCATCCACTCCATTATGTCCTGGCAGTGCTCAAGTGATACGATTGCATCCCCGAGCCCGAAGCTATTGCCATTTATCATTGCAGGGTTGTCCCCGCATAGGTGAAGGACCCGATTTTTTGAAGGGAGTGCCTTGCCTTTTTTCGCAGTGGCCCCGACTTTCTCGGTCTTGACAAAGATCTCTTTGTCATAGAATGCTATGATGTCGGCCCACTCCTCAAGGACCGCGAGAGATGATTTGTCAATTTTCATAACATACTTCTCATAAGGGTCCCTGTCCGGTGGGTTGATGGTGATTGTATGCGAGTGAGCAACCAGCACAACATCCAGACCTTCTGCTCTCAGTACATCGCAATTAGCAAGAAACCTTTTCCATTCCGCAGGGGCAAGAAATTTCAGGCCCTTTTGAAATGCGGTTTCCTTGCAATGGTCGTCATTGATGCTGTGAGCGATTGCTCCTCCGGTGCCCTCCAGCTTTTCATTGACTCTCTCAATGGCTCGCTTGTGGATGATCGGTTCGAGCCAATCGAGAGTATCAACAATTGCCCTTTTGTAAGTGTGTTTCCCTTTCGAGTCCAGAAGGAATTCAAAGATTTCCATGATATCCCCTACGGACTCGACGACGGGGGTTTTGTCGCACTTGATATGTGCAACACGGTCTTCTGTAGGGATCATAAGAGCATCCCGAGTACTGCCCGCCAAAGTCGATTTCCCGAGTTTTGGTGGACCATAAAGAATTATTTTACGAGGCATTTTTTTAACGCCTTTTTGAATTTTACTTAAACTGAATGCCATGTATTGCCTCCTTAAATTTTTTCAACTTTGATAGTCGATTTGTTATCCTTGATAGTCACACAATCGCTGACGATTTTGTAAATATCTTGGTTGTGTTCTTTCAAGTAGTCGAAGCCTTTTGTGTCCAGCCCGAATACTACCTTTTCGGGCCTGAGATCCACGGGAACATTTTTTCGGGCCTCAATCCATGCATCCTGGTCGAGAGAGATCTTGGTATTTTTCTTGACATTGATTGAAAACCCGAGATCGACTTCTTTAATCGTCTGAGATTTCCCTTCAATTTTACCGTAGATTTCGTCAAGGCTGTTTTCAATTTTTACTCTTTCGGCCTTCGCCTTGTTCTCGGCTTTTTTGAATTTCATCCAATCTTTAAAGAGTTTTGTCTTATCGTCGTCAGTCATTCCGGTTTCGCCTCCGGTTTCGTGTACACGTTAAGCCCGATCTTTACGGCAGGGTTCTCGGGTGCCCCTACGTTGCCAGCCGTGGATGCTATTACGATAGTTTTGCCTGAGTTTGAAGGTCCATATCTCTTCGATATATCGACCTTAATCGTCAGAATGTTACCATCGATGCTCATGTCACAATTTGTCATGATTTTTTAATCTCCTTTCTTTTAAATTGTGAAAGCCCCAGGTCGAATATCTTTTGGTATCCAATCTGGAACGAATCGATCCCACGATCCATAATCGCCGCTTTTACGTTGCGTTTATAGTCCATACTACATGGGATCGTAATGCTTTTATCGTTCTCTGCCAAAATTAGCCTCCTCTGATTGATTTCTTGACTATTGAGTCATACAATGAAATCATTGAGACTGTCAAGCAGGTTTTTTTATTATCCTGAAAAAATATTTATATAAAAATATCTTGACAGAGGGGTATCCCTTGTGGTATGCCCAATAACATCAAATAACTAAACCGGAGGGATGTCATGAAACAGGCCAGAATCGAAATAAGGATCAAGAATAAAATCTTACATGATTCGATTTATAAGAACTACAAAAGTGCTGCGGAGTTTTCAGTGGTGATTGGAATGTCCGAAGCCATAGTTAGTGCCTTTCTGAACTTGAAAAGAAGCCCCTGGATCATATTAAAAGATGGCAGCCTGAAAATCTCAGAACATGCTCAGAAAATAGCGGATCACTTCTATATTGATGTGGAAGAGCTATTCCCAGAAAAGCTGTATACTATCAAGAACAACAAGATTGTAATAGAGAAAGAAATAGACTCAATCCCGATGAATGGTAGGCTTTTAATAGAGAGCCAAAGCCCAGAGGCCCAGGTAATGAATGGCGAATGCCGAAAGACACTAGATCTTGTGATCGGACAGCTTACAGAGAGAGAACAGAGAATAATAAGAGGGAGTTTCTTCGAGGATAAATCACTGTCTGAGCTTGGAGAAGAGTTTAATGTTACGGCAGAACGAATTCGACAAGAGCAAAAAAGAGCCTTACGAAGATTGAGGCACCCGTCAAGATCCATAAAATTAAACGACTTTTACTATACAGATAGACATGAAGGACCAACAAGGATAATTATTAAAAAGGAACTGTAAGAAAATTAAACTGGAGGGCAGAATGAAAAAAGATGTTAAAGATGATCTCGAAAGGAACTTAGATTTCAGCGGCGTCGCCAATCCGACAATACACATAGGCAATTGTCGAATGGGTGGTCGAACAGGTGTAGAGATGAAGGAAATGTATTTAAAAATTGACGAACTTCTAAATGAGTACGGATTTGAAATTGAACGCATTGGCAATAGCCTCTACTTTGCAAGGCTCGAAAAAGAGTCTGAATTCGTACATGCCCTGCGAAAAATTACAAGGGATTGAGGGTGATGAGATGACACAAGTGAACTGCCAAGATGATGACTGCAAATATAATGAAGCAGGGATTTACGTAAAAGATCCTCTCTCAATTGTGATTGGAGAATATCACGAGTGTGATGACTTCGAGTGCGAAGAGGATGAAGAGCAGAGCTCTGAATTGTCGGCCCAAAAATACTCCTATCAGGCCCTATTTCATGATAAATAAAAAAATACAAAATATGAGTTACGTTTCAAAAGGGCTAAAAACACTCTTTTCAGGCCGTTCCAGAGCCTCACAGAGGGCCCGTGTGAGCACTCCACGGCCTCAGGGCGTCAAGTCGCATGAATGCCGAAATAATGGCCCAGAGGGCCTTATATGAAGAAACATCTAAAACCGGAGGGAATAATGGAAGACAACAAAGCAAAAAAGGCTTATGCCGAAATTCTGGAGCTCATGAAAGAACATGAAGATGTTTGCATCTTCGATGTAAGTGATTTAGAGAGACAAGCTGAAAATCATTTATTTGGCATAAAGTTAAGGGAAAAACACGGATTCGATATCGAACCAAAAGATATCCGCTCTACCGATTGGGTTAATCTCAGAGGCCCTATGTCCGTCGGGATATGGGGTGAAAAATACCACAGAACAATATCGTTTTCTGACGATGGCAGACAACCAGTCGATGAATTATTATTACAGATCAGTTTCTCGACTGGTGCTTACATCTTCGGAAATGATTACCCAAAAGAGCTGTTCCAACTATTCTTTGATGAGCTGGTATCCTATAGCCCAAAATATAAGGATACTGCGAATAAAAGCCTTTATTATTCAATGGATAATGCGTCAAAAATTCACAACGAATATGATTCTATCATTAAAAAATATCATGAGCTGAATGAAGAAGATTTCAAGCAACGGAAAATCAAAAGGATGGAAGCCGAGCTCGAAGAATTGAAGGGAAAAAAAGATTGAACATATACTGTTCCATGATAGGATAAACGAAATAATTCAAGAGTAGGAACGGTATGATGGAATTGGAAAGTGAAAAGTGCTATTTATGCAACACAATACTCGAAGACGTATCAACAAAGGATCGTGACATATTCAGATGCCCCAAATGTTCATGGTCCCAGGGAAAAAGAAAATCGGAGGGAACGAATGAAAGCAATACTGTCATTAGTGAACATGGTCCTGTACCCATTCAATCGGAGGGTGATGAGGATAAAAACGTACAGCAAAAAGAATGAGCGTTTCGGCGGGTCATTTAGCCCGAGGCTCTACATCGGTATACCAGCCACAAAATCAAAAACCACATATATAATGAGGACGGCAAGATAATGGCACAAATAGATGTAGCAATCTACGACCAGACGCTCCATGAGGTAGATAAGGCTCTGGAGCGTATCAAGGCAATGGAATCACCACGGCATTACCTCGGGATGTCTGCAATCGGGCACGAGTGCCCGAGAAACCTCTTCTATTCCTTCAGGAATGTTGCTCCCAATGTTATAGACGGTGCAGGGGCCAAGAGAATCGAGGACGGGCACACACAAGAGCCTATTATGGCCGACCGGTTACGGCTCCTCCCATATATAGAGCTGCACACCATGGACCCCGATAAACCGGACAGACAGATAGGATTTCAACTATTACTCGGTCACTTCAGGGGGCATTGCGACGGAATCATTCGGGGCATAATAGAGAGCCCGAAAACATGGCATGTCTGGGAACACAAGAGTGTCAACGAAAAGTCTTTCAATAAATTGGTTAAGCTCAGACAGACAGTCGGAGAGAAAAAGGCCCTCATGGAGTGGAATGTAGTGTATTTCGATCAGGCCCAGATATATATGCATGAGGCCGGATTGACTCGGCACTATCTCACGGTCACGACCCCTGGGGGACGAGATTACACGTCAATCCGGACCGAGTATAGCAAGAGTTATGCAGAGGCAATTATTGAAAAGGCCCAAGGCATAATATTTGACAATTGGGTCCTCCCCGAGGGCATCAGCGATAAGCGGGAATTTTTCAAGTGTAAGTGGTGCCAGTTCCAAGGCCATTGCCATGACGGGGACATCCCTCTCGTGCATTGTAAAACATGTCGGTACTCTGAGCCGGTCAAAGACGGGAAAAGAAAATGCACCTTCAAGGATGAATTGATAGACGACGGGATGCTCAATGTAGGGTGTGACCGACATATATTCAATCCGGCTCTCATTCAGGCGAAATTGATTGAACACCAAGAGGATGGCTGCCTCTACCATATCGAGACCGCTGATATCTTTTTCGTAAACGCCAATATAGTAGGGTTTCCGGACCTGAAAGGCCGTTGCGATGCGATTTACACGAGTCAAGACCTGAAGGAAAAAATAAAATCAATCTCAAACATCACCAAAGAAACCGTTAAACTCCAAGGGGATTTCAAGGGAGAGGTAGTTGACGACCCCGAAAAGAGATGGAACAAAACATCAAAATTTAAAGACGTATAATAGAGGAAACATGGACCAAAAAAGAGCCATAAAACTTGCACTACAGGGCCATAACGTATTCTTGACAGGGAATGCAGGCACAGGTAAAACCTATGCCCTGAACGAAATCATAGATGCACTCAAGGTCAAGGGCCTGAATGTCGCAACCACGGCCAGCACTGGCATAGCCTCGACCCATATCAATGGGTCCACGATCCATTCATGGGCCGGTATCGGTATAAAGGAAAAGCTCGCAGAGGACGATTTATTTAAGTTGTTGCATAACAAATTTTCTTTCGCCAGGATATATTACGCCGATACCCTCATAATTGATGAAATATCAATGCTCCATGACTTCAGGTTTGACCTCGTGGAGAGGGTGTGCCGGTTCATAAAGGACCGACATAAGGTATTTGGGGGGATGCAAGTCATTGTAAGCGGGGATTTTTTCCAATTACCTCCCGTGACCAAGGGGTCGGACCAGAAACATTATTGTTTCGATG